AGCCGGCCGAGAAAGGGGAAAGTCGGGGACCCCCCATATTCAAGGCGCCGTCTACTTTAAGAACTCTGATAAGAAGTCTTTAAGATGGATGCGAACTAAGTTTCATGGCGGTCATTTCGAAGTAATGCGAGGCTCTTGGGCTGATCAGAAGTACTGTCTCAAGGACGGAGTAGTCATTCGTGACTACGGTACTGGACCAAGGCAAGGCAAGAGGTCTGACTTGGATAGTTGCCAAGCCTTAATTGACGAAGGCAAACCTAACCAAGATCTCTATGCTAAACACTTTGGGACAATGATCAGGTACAAGAGAGGTCTTGATGAGTACAGAGACTCAAAGAGATTGAAGACTAGTAGGTCAGTAATGACTACTTGTACTTGGATCTACGGTCCAACCGGTACTGGTAAAAGCCATATGGCTTATGAAGGGTATAACCCTGATACCCATTACAATCACCAGGTTGCTGATAATGGTTGGTGGGACAACTATGAGCAACAAGAAACAGTCATTATTAATGAGTTTCGAGGTGAGATCAAGTACAGGGAACTACTACAGCTACTGGACAAGTGGCCGCTGATGGTTAAGAGAAGGAATCGTGCGCCGATACCTTTTGTTAGTACCAAAGTGATTATTACTAGTTGTTTGTCTCCAGAGTTATGCTATCCTAGGCAGGCAGATACTTTTGATAGTATTGATCAGTTACTTAGGAGATTAGGAGATAATATAATACATCTTACTGAACGCCATGAAGATATGGCTTAATAAAGTTCTTTATTGATCAAAAACGAATTAAGTCGTGAGTAGGGCCTTATCGCTTCGCTCTTGCTAGCCAGGGTCAAATCTCATTGCTTTGAAGCCACTGGGGGCAGCTACAAGTGGGGCTAGTGGGCCTCCGATTTGCTTGAGACTAGTAGGGCCCATGAAGGCCACAGTCCAAGTATACTTGCAATGCATCATGATCTTGCGGTATTCAGTAGGCATTGAGGCAGACTTAGTATCTCGTGCGTTTCCGGCGGCGTCTACTACACCAAAGGTGACGTAGGTTTGTTCTAGGGGATGGGAGGGTTGTTGGGTGCCGCCGGTGGGGTTGATGGTATCTCCGATGGTTGTCACATGGTCGGTTTTGGCTAACAGAGTAGCCTGACCGCTGGGGTGAAGAGGACTAAATCCACGACGGGCTGCGTAGCTCATGCTAAGAGTACATGTTGACCTGCGGCCATCAGAGTCGTAAAGGATTTGTCTACAGGTATTGGGCAGTACGCCAATGTTGCCTGCGTGGAGCCCTTCGGTAGAGGGGGAAAGGTGGTAGCCAGAGAGGTCCTTGAGGTATCCTGGCAGACTGTGCTTGCGCATGAAGCACATGATAGGCCGTTGGTTGGTGTTCTGGTAGGGCGAAGTGTCAAGGTTCTTGCCCATGATGTCGAATTTGACTTGAACTGTGCAGACGTGCACAAAGTACTTTTCGAAGTTGAGGCGGTACTTGTCCCACCCATTAGCGTGAATGGGGCTGACGTTCTGACCATAGCCAGTTTGGACTGCTCTAAAGGAGCCCATTGCGTTCTCGTTGCCACCGTTCTCACGCATGAAGTCATGGATAGAAGTACAGCGAACAGACAGATACTTCGGACGCGATTGCTTACCATTCGATATACCAATGCCAATATCCGCGATATAAGCTTGGTGAGCAACGAACTTAAGCTTGACTGAGTTCTGCCGGGTCGTTGCAATGGGGATGGTCTTGGTGCCTCGCACGGCTCGGACACGGCCTGCTCGTTTGCGGTAGCCGGTTGCTCCCTTGCGAGATCGCTTCTTACCACGTCGTCCCTTTCGGGATCGTCGCTTGCCATAGCGAGGCATGTTATGAGGGATAGCAGGTTCGCATTTTTTAAATAGGCAAAAATGCAAAAATTTAATGTTTGTAATTTAACCTGACGAGGGTATTGTCCCACAATCGTTGATTTTGGGTTTTGCATAAGGGAAAGTTGTTTCTCAGAAGAAACATACTTAAGTGAGAGGGTAATACTGACCTCTCACATAAGCTAATTCGGCGAGCGAATAATCTCGAACCGATAAGTACATAACAGTTCGATACTTGAAGGATTACTATGCCACCGTACTTGCCACCTGGTAGTCACCAGGGTTGGGTATTTACGATCAACAACTACACAGAAGATCACGTATCTCTGGTAGAAGACCTTGTATGTCAAGGAATGAAAGCCGGCCGAGAAAGGGGAAAGTCGGGGACCCCCCATATTCAAGGCGCCGTCTACTTTAAGAACTCTGATAAGAAGTCTTTAAGATGGATG